GCAAAAATCGGTATCAATACCTCAAAAAGCAGGTAAAGGCCATAGTGCTGAACGACGATCCGGAAAGTCTGCTCTATGCAGGAAACTTCGAGGAGGTGCCGGAATGAAATCCGATTTCCGCGACTCTCGCCACCTCGGACGCCAGGGCCGCGGTCGACTTGCATTCGGCTGGTATGGCGGCAAATTCTCCCACCTGGGCTGGCTGCTGCCCCAGCTCCCCCGGGCTCATCACTACTGCGAGCCCTTCGGAGGGTCTGGAGCAGTGCTCCTCAACAGAGAGCCCTCGCCCGTGGAGACCTATAACGATCTGAACGGCGAAGTCGTCAATTTCTTTTGCGTCCTGCGAGATTCGAGCGAGGACCTCATCAGGGCACTGACCCTCACGCCCTTCAGCCGGGCCGACTATCTGGCGTCCCTGGAAATATCACAGGACCTTCCGGAGCTCGAGAGGGCCCGGAGATTCTACGTTAGGACCCGCCAGGTCTTCTTCGGCCTAGCCGAGAGTGCCTCGCCGGGCCGCTGGGCTTACTGCAAAAAGTCCACCCGCCGAGGTATGTCTTGCAGTGTAAGCAGATGGCTGGGAGGGCTCGAAGGCCTGGAAGAAATCGCCGAGAGACTCCTGAGAGTGCAGATCGAGCACTTGCCGGCGCTCGACATACTGCAGAGATACGACGATCTGGACACGCTTTTCTTCCTGGATCCTCCTTACCTGGCCGAGAGCCGGTCATGCAAGAAGGCATACGGAGCTTTCGAGCTGTCCGAGGAAGAGCATCGAGAACTGGCCGAAGTCCTGCATATACTCCGGGCAAAAGTGGCCATTTCGGGTTATTCCTGTCCTCTTATGGATGAGCTGTACAGAGGCTGGCGAAAGGTCGTCGCACTTTCGAAGAGGATCAACTCTTCGACCAAGGGGTCCACGCGGGCCGAGTGTCTGTGGATGAACTATCACGAGGTGCAGCCATGACTCAATCCAATCCTGGCACCCTGCAGAGCATCTACAGCCGCTCCCGCCGCATATGCTCCGACAAGGCCCAGGCTCATCTCAGGGATTTTGCCGTTAGTGACAATAGCCGGAGCAACTCGGAAGAAAGGCCTGCTCAATCTGACGTGCAGGAGGTCGCCTGATGGCCGCATCCAAGATCATCGTCTCGGAGAGCGAGCTATGCAAGGCCTGCCAGTGGAGAACCTGCTGTGAGCGGCCAACGCCGCTTGGATCGTGTGATGAGTTCCGGGCCCGGAGGAAAGCATGAGGTGCGCCAGGAGATGCCAGACGCACCCGGCGCTATGCGAAGGGAGGAAGTGTGCGGACTTCCTAATATTACTTCAGCGGAAGATTGATATAGGATTGATGCATCAATCAAATATTCATGGGCTTGGGAATAAAGCACATTCATATTCCCGTGACCGACGAGGAGTTCAAGGAGATCGAAAAACTCAAGGGACGGGAACAGAGCTGGCGGGACTACGCGGTCCCGCTATTGCTCGGAAAAGCCAAGAAGTGAATATTAAGATCCTGCCAAGTGCTCGTAACACTCAGCAGGGCAAAGATGTGTTGCAAATGAAACCTTTACTGGATAGTATTTATAATCACCGACATATTCCATGTCCGTGGTATCCATGTAGGACCGACTCTTCTATCTGTGGTTATTTCTTAGCCGGATGTGAGGGGCAGTTCGTTGAGGGATTGCAATGATCCCGCCCCAGCTCCAGAATTCCGCCTTCCGGTTCATCAAAGTGGCGTCCAGATCGAAGCGACCCATTGAAGACAATTGGCAAGAGTCCGCAAACTATCAATTCAATTCCAAGACTCTTGAAGATCATCTAACCAGGGGTGGGAACTATGGCATTATTTGCGGGCCCGGTGAAGTGCGGGTACTCGATTGTGATGAACTTACCAGGCTAGAAGAGCTAGGAGTTCTAACCAAGTTTCCAAAGACATTTTCAGTTCAAAGCAGAGAGGGCCGAAAGCATCTCTATTATCTGATTCCAGAATTGAAAAAGAAGATAATTCTATTCGACCCGATCAAAAAAGATGAGAACGGCCAGCCTTTGCACCTAGGAGAAATACAGGGCCCGGGAACTCAGATCATCGGGCCAGGGTCGATTCATCAGACGACGGGGCAGCCCTACACAATAGTCGATGATAGCCCCATAGCAGCTTTGTCTATGGACCAGGTGAAGAAGGCCATCGAGGGGCTTAAGACAAGCCGCCTGGAAGATAACGCCGCGAAACTGGAAGCAATGCCAAGGCGCGCCGCCCCACATAGCGAGGAAGATCCTTTCAAATTCATCCGGATTGAAGACATTGCCTATCCGAAGGGCGAGACTCGAAGAATCGGTGATGAGATCCAGGGCGCTCATCCATTACACGGAAGTACAACAGGCAAGAATTTCAGGATCGATATAAAAAAGAATACATGGTATTGCGATCGATGCCACTCAGGCGGCGGGCCCGCCCTCTGGATAGCCGTCCAACATGGTATTTTGCGATGCGATCAAGCGTCGGGAGGAGCACTGAGGGGCGAGGAATTCAAAACCGTTTGGAAGATAGCTGAAAAGGAGGGACTCATCAAAAAGACAGGCCCGACTTTCAAGAAACTCGACAAGAAAACTGCTCCACAAGAACAGAAGCCAGAGATCTCTATAGAAGACGTGACTGATGAGAGGGAGATTCTGGCCGGACCAAGAAAGGGAGAAATCGAAAGGACATTCAATCCAGACCGCGCCGCAGATGCGATAATAAATTCCTTAAACGTGGTGGCAACACCGGATGAAAAAATTTGGGTCTATCAAGAGGGATATTATAAAGATGATGGAAAAATAATAATAGATAGATTGCTGGATCGGGTAGCCGGAAAACTCTACACAATTAATGCATCGAAGGAGACCCAAAAGAAGATCTTCCTGCGAAGCATGGAAGAATTCACAATCTTTGATCAGAATCCGTATCTGCTATGCGTTAAAAATGGCGTTGTTGATCTTCTGACCGGAAATGTACTCGACCATTCCCCCGGCTACTACCTAACGTCGGGATGCCAAGTTGTATACGACCCTGATGCAAGGCCTAAAGAGTTTATAAAGTTCTTGCAGGGGGCATGTGCAAACGACGACGATCGCTTAACGCTGGTGGATTGGATGATCGCCTGCGCAGTGCTTGTGGAATTTGAGTATATACTTTTCTTGACAGGTCATGGCAGTAATGGAAAACATGTATATGAGGCGTTGCTGCAAGCGTTCTTTGGGTCAGACGTAACAGAGGCCATCAGCCTGGAAGAGTTGATGAACTCGCGGTTTGCGATGGGCTATTTGCGACGGGCCCGAATCTGCATATCATCAGAGACGAATCCAGACAAGACCAAGACCGAGCTGATCAAGAAGATCAGCGGCAATGATTGGATTTCGTCGGATGTGAAAAACAAGGACCGAGCGCGGTTCAAAGCTTACACTCAACTTATCTTTGATTCAAATTCAATGCCGATCTTTGAGGATACTAGCTATGGATTTTCCCGAAGGTTTACGCGCGTTGTCATGCCGTACAAATTTGTTGATATGGTAGATGAAAAAGATCCGTTGCAGAAGAAGGCTGATAGACATCTACTCGAAAAGCTGACATCTGATCAGGAGCTAAGCGGCATCCTAAATTTGATGATTTTGAGGGCCAAGGATATCGCTCTCGACAGAAAGATCCACCGAAAAGAAGATAGCTTTGAGCGATACGAAGAACAGAGCTATTCGGTATCAGATTTCATAGAGAAATTTATAGAATTCGATCCGCTTCTCAGGGACTATAAAGACTGGTGTGAGTCCGCGGATTTCATTTTCTCAAAATTTGAGGAATACACAAAATATACGATTGGAGCGAAGGCAAGTCGGAAAAAGTTCTCTTTTATCCTTGGAAAAGAAAATGGGGAATCTTCGCGAAAAGTCAGGCTTGAAAAGGCTCTGAATATGCCCGTGCGTGGATTTCGGGGCTTAAAATTTGATGAAGAGACTTTTAATGCCTTTTTAGCGGAGAAAAAGGCATACTATACTAGTGTACCTATAGTACCGATCTGTACCGATCTAGAAAAAGAAGATCGGTACAGTATCAGTAAAGACAATGTACCGATTGTACCGATGTTTAGACAGATTTGTAAGCTTTTTGAATGTGATGTGTCTCTCTCAGTGAGAGTGAGTAAAGAGTACATCGGTACGACTTGCGGTACAAAGCTGGATGATAGCGAAAAATCGGAAAATGTACCGATCTTAGGATCGTTCCGACCCGAAGAAGAGAATATTTTACAACGCTCTCTGAATATCATGTTACGAAAGAGAGATCCTGTAACACCCTTTGTTCTATCAATTCATACGGAAAATTTGGACTTGCGAATAGCGCCGAAACAGTGTGCGGAATGGCTGAAGTCCCAAGGATGGATTGAAAGCAAACCAGGTTGGATTGAACCAAATTCTAATTGATCTATAAGTAGGTGTCTAAAATGGCCGGAAAAGTACCCGTCTCTGAATCCGAACTGAAAAAAGCACTGGAAATGCTGTGCATCGCAGATGGAAAGCAAGCCTCCGAAGGCGAAGACCAGGGCAAGAAGCGTTACCTCCTCTCCCCTGGAGACATCATTGTGCGGCTGGAAGAAGGCCGCATTATCTGTGACTCCCAGGCAACTCACGAAAAGATCGCCGAGATCATCATGGATCTCAGACAATCCCAGGAGCCCGCCAGCGCCCCAAAACAGGAGGATCGTCCCAGGGGCGGAGCAATTGCTACAGGAAAGGAGGGAAAGGGCAAGGACGACTTCTCCGTGGAGACCTGGCGGCAGAGACAGGACCGCTCCTACAACGTGGCCGGCAAGCAGGCCCCCAACGCCTTCGCCGCCTCGGAGGAGGCCAACCGCCGCGGCTTATGCACCCAGATCATGGACAGTGGCCGGACGAAGGACCTTGTCTGGGGCCAGGTGCGAGTCCTGGACCCGAAGACCGGGCAGTTCAGGGAGGATCGAGTATCCCACGAACGCGAGACATTCATGCTTCTGAAGGCCTGGGAGGACGCCAATTCTCAGGCCAAATATTTCAAGGACACCCCCCTTATCGTCGGCATCCAGGAGAACAACATGCCTCAGCTTGATCCTGACCTCAAGGTCAAGGGCAAGCCTGCGCCGCTTTGGCTGACGCTGGAGGTCATGAGGGCCTGGTCCTTCGCCGACCGGGACGCCATCACAAAGGCCGAGAGGCGAGCTCAGCTCAAGATCATGAACCAGGAGTTCCGGGAACAGGACGAGATAGCCTTGGAGACGGAGGAAGAAAAGGCCGTCCAGGAGTCCATAGATATGAGGAAGGGGAGATCGGGAGCATGAGTGGTATGTGCATTTCCAACGGGCATGAGGGCGAATTCGTGAACATCGAAATCAAAGGAGGCTCGTGAATGCGACCAACCAGAATCAAGCGAGACCAGCGCTTGTGCGATGCAATAGCCTTCAGGATATTGCCAGAACAGCGCACGTTTTTAGAAAATATAGCTGAAGAGCGCGGCGTTGGCCTTTGCGAAGCATGCCGCATTGTCGTTGATGAGGCGATGGCCCGGCGCAAAGGAGGGAACGAGTCACAGGAGGGCAGCACGGGCATTATCCTGCGCTGCAAGGGCGGGAATCGAGCAGTAACGGCGCTGATAGATGCATGCAACAAGGCCGTTCCTGGTGACCAGTGATGCCCATCATCCGGATTATTCTCGAAAAAGACGGCAAGGTCTCGGCCAATCTCCATTTCGGAGCCCTGACTGAGATGGAATCACAAGAATTGCATGACGATCTGAAAGCGAAACTGAGAGAATTTCAAAGGAGGTCGTGAAACGTGAGCAAGAAGCATGGTGCAAAAGGTCCGGCTGACCGTCATAAGCCTGAGTTAGAAACCGTTTCGCATGGCAATTATCTCGGATACGGGCGATATAATCCGTTCGCACCGCGTGGTGGTTGGATTCAGAGAAAGACCAGGAGACAGGAGCGTGAGGCAATATGAGCACCGCCAGCAGCCCGGCAACCGGCCCGCGAGCCCTGGCCGAGCAGAGCATCCTCCGTATCATCTGGCCGCCAGATGGCCGCCCTACCTGGGAAGATCGCCACAAGATCCCGCCCATCGAGCGTGCGCTCAATCACCTGCTTGACGTGGTCGAGGGGGCCGAGGCCCCGCAGACATCCATCACAGTGGCCGAGAGCCAAGCACTCACGGAGAAGGCCGTAGTCCTTCGGCGGCGGGGCATGAAGCTGCGCCAGATCGCAGACATCCTGGGCCTGTCTGAGAAGGCGGTATCCAGTAGACTCTCGGACGCGAAGAAGAAGCAAACCATCTCAAGAGTTCAGACGGAGCAGATAGTCACGTCCGATGGAAAGCCTGCAGCGCTGCGCAGCGCTGCACCGGACCATATCGTCGAAGCCAACGAAATGGTGACTGCTATCGATTCGGCGAAGGCCAAGCCGCCTGCCAACGATGGAACGTTGCGCAACGTTGCACAGGTCGAGCAAGCTCAGCCGAAAACTGAGCAAGTCCCCGGCCAGGCCGGCCTCCAGGATGCAAGCCCGGCCCAATCCGAAAAAGCAACTATTCGGAAAGACCGAATGGTTGAAGAATCCAAAGAAGTTCGAATTGAGCGAGAGGATGGCAAGGAACGGGCCAAAATACCTCACGCCTTCGATGCTCAGATAATAGATCAGAAGAAGAGCGGCAAAACCTACCTGGAGATTGCCGAGGCTCTACGGCTACATGGACTCAGTTGCACGGGAAAGGACGTAGGAAATCGCATATTCCAGCTGCGAAAGCAGGGCGAACTTACCGAGGTGGGAAAGGAGCGATTATCAGCAGGCCAAAGGCCCGTGGAAGCCACTCAGACTGTGGCCCAGAAGGATGACATTCCAGCCCAGCCCGCAAAAGATGTCATGCTACCAGCGCAGGCCTGCACGCAAACCGAGGACAAGCCCGCCGCCAAGGCAATAGGTCGGGCCGAGCTGGACGCCAAGATCTGGGAACTCCACAAGGCCGGGCAGACACCGGGGCAGATCTCTGACGCACTCTACGCAGAAGGACTCTACTATAGCGAAAAGTCCGTGGTCATCAGACTGCGCAGCCAGTTAGGCAATCTATGACCGCCGCCCTCGACCACTACCGAGCATCCCAGCAGCTCGTCCTAACCCAGGATCACCTCAGGCACGTCGACCACGTCCTCGGTCTCCTCACAGCCGAGAAGGCCAGGCTCCAGCGCCAGGAGAGCGAGCTGCAGGAGAGAGTGCGCCAGACCGCCCGGCCCGTCGAATGCCACGGAGGTGCCTAGATGGTTCGTGCAAGCGCCTCATCCAAGCCAGCAGGCGAGCTGAACGCCGCCCTGAGGTCCTCGAAGATCAAGGACCTCTCAAGGAAGCCCATGACGGCCCGCGAGATGGGGCTGGACCATCGCCACATGCAGACTCTCAAGAGCATCGGCATAGTGAGACGGCTGCGGTATGCAGACAAGGCGCACCGTGTGGCGGTCTGGACCACGGGGCCGAAATTCCCCGCACTGCTCAAGAACTGGGATCGGTGGACTTAATGACAAGTTTATTCGTGAATCTATCAAATGTACCGAATGGCAAGGATGCCATAAAAATGTACGAGCTAAACGGTCCCTACCCGGGAAAGCCATCTGAAATAAGCAACCTCCGTCATTGTACAATAGATCAATCCCATCCGGGATTTACATATCCTTGCTGCGTGCCGAAGGAGGGAAACACCAGTCGATCTTATGTCAAGACCGTTTATCTTGAGGTTACTAATTGGCCTATGCTTTGCGATTTAATTTGTCTGCATCTGGGTGAAGACAGTTGCAAGGGACTACGAAATCTTTGTGTTTTCATCCCAGAAGCAAGCGTATTCGGGCGATGTCAGCTAATTGTAGATCAATGGCAGCTCTCGAAAAGCGGAGAAGGTGGATTGATTATAGGCCAAAGAGACCGCGGAGAGCACGGCCTACCGCTCGACCAATACACAGAGGCACGGGGAGCACCAGGTATCACAGGCGAGCCACTGGAATTATATCACCCATATTATTGCAACCAGGACCGGCCATACCGCAAGTTGGACTGCTTCGACCAAAAACACCCATGCATAATAGACCAGAAAACCCAAACGGGGCCGTTCAAGAGCAAAGCGGCGGTGGTTCAGCTAATCCTCCCCAGTACATCAGTAGCTGGTGACAAACCAAGCATCGAGATGGACTGGGGAGCAATGGTGCAGGTATAGGGGGACCTAATGGGCATAATCATCGTCAATCGCGGCAAGCGCAACAGCTCGACCGATTTCGTGGACATACAGGCGGCCACGCTCATCAGCGACCACGCCAGCGAGGAGCAGGAAGTATGAATCTCACGGACACCCAAGTTCTTCTTTTGATTCGCGCACACCCTGGGATAAATCTCTATCAGCTCAAAAAAAAGGCCGAGCTGGAAATGCCGCGCTGGGCCTGGACAATCGGAAAAGTTCAGAAGTCCGTGGAGCGGCTCAAGAGAGAAACCAAAGACGGGCAACCTGTATTGTACACGAGATTAATAGTCAACGGAGGGCGCGCATGTCAGGAACTGTATTGCAGGACATGAACTGTCTTAAAAAAGATAATATTATTTTTTCTCAGAATATAACAGGTGAGGAGCGTGTCTTGGTATTAACTCCGATAATGGGCTACTCTCGTTTTCGGATGGACTACGAGGCTGGGATCTTATATTTAGGGAAGCAACGCTTTAGTCTAGCTACTTGGGACTACCAACTCCCTAAATGGATGCGTATCCAGGGCAGATCTGCCAAAGAGACCTTCTCGATCTACAACAATTCTCTCTGGGAATGCTTCACGGAGGGTGAGCTTAAGTTCCACGTTCGCCGCGCCTGTGATGAGTGCCGCGGGCCGCTTCGCATGAATGCAGATGGCGATTATTATTGCAAGGATTGCGGCCTCATGATGGACGATATCATGCTGCCCGGCTATGACAGCATCCGGCAATCCACAACCATGAAAGACCATAATTATAACGATCCAATTCTATAATAGTCACCGAATGGTGAACACAATCGAAAGGAGTTGAGAAACTAACTTTCGATAACCAACCTTGTGTAGCTGGTCGGCCCTGATAGGGCGTTCGAGTAGCCTCGTGGACATGCGCCACTGGCGAAATTTCGCGGCTAACCGCCCGGCCAGCTTCATGCTTATGTCTGAAATTCAACAAGGGCTGCACAACTGGTCATGACCCTGTCCGTGAATACGAAAATGCCATGTTCAGGCGGGGATACGTGCAGCCCATGCGATCATCTTGGGATCACATGTCTAAAGCCAATCTCGCAGATCGGGGCGTACGTCATGCCTCGGTGGCATTTCATTTCCCGTATCTGACCGACCCAGAGCAGGATGAGTTGCGAAGGTTCAGGAAGATTCACATTGACTCGGACCAAACGGTTCTACAATCGCCCTAACCAAATCAGGGAGTTCTTCCATCCGTGGCGGCAATTGTGCTGCGGACACTGCCGGAGCTGCAAGGATCCTATGGTCTCCAAGAGGCGCAGGCTCGCCTATCAACACGAGCTGCGAAAGGAGATCTGGGCTTTGCGTACCATGCAATATACACAAATTCTTTTGTGTATCAAAATATTAAAATGAATATACACAATAATAATCATTAATATAATTTGCCGTTTGCCAATTACCCCCTCTTGCAAGCCGCCCTTAATTGGTATGGGCCAAACCTACGCCGCACCTCTCTGGGACTCAAGGCCCCGGGAGGGTCCTTGTCACGGGGAACTAGCCCCCTGTGTCAGCACGTTCGGGCCGGGAATCCTTCTACAACCCTCCCACTTTGGCATAGCACCCGGCCCATTCTCTATTTACCTTCATACTTCCAGTTTGCTTCCAAACTATGTTTTTACTTCCAGTTGCTTCAAGTCGCCCGCAGATAGTGATTTCATGCCAAAAAAGAAGGTTACCCCTGAGATAGAACGATTCATCCAAGACAATCACACTCTGAATTCGACTGCTCTTTCCGGCCTCATTGAGAAGAAGTTCGGCCTGAAAATCACCTATAGGGCCATAGATCCTTACCTGGACAAAGCCAGATCAGACGCAGAGTCGGCAAACGCTGCCAAGGTCGAGGCCGTGCGGGCAAAGATCCTCGACGATGCGGATGCATACGCTGCAAAGTACCTCAAGATCCTGGATGAAGAAATCGATGCTTGGGGCAAGCTCCTCAAAGAAGGCGTCTTCGAGTTCCCAGATGGCCGGAAAATCCGGATTGAAGAAGTCAAGGACCGCCAGGCCGCCAGCCAGTCCATGCACAAATATATAGGATCTGTTATAGAATTCGTGAAACCCGGAACAGGTGGAAAGGAAGTCCGGTTCCAGTGGCTCAAGGATGTACCTGAAGATTGAGTTCGAGGGAAAGCCCGTTACTTTTGATCTCTACAGGTTCGCTAAATATGTCCTCGGCTATGACAAGCTTCAGCCCGACCCCCACAGGCGGTGGTGTGATCAGGCCGAGCGCCACGATGCACGCTCTCTATACCTGAAGCCGCGTGGCACCTTCAAGAGCACAATCTACACCATCTCTGACACAATCTGGCGACTCCTGGAGAACCCAGATCTGCGTATTCTGATCGCTAATGCTACCATCGACCAGGCCAAACAGTTCCTCTCGGAGATCGCAGGCCACTACCAGAGGAACGATAAGCTCCGGGATATTCATTATGACATGTACGGCTGCGAGGCGCTGGACTCCCATGCAGCCACTATAGAGAAGATAACGCTTAACTCTCGCAAGAGCATCAGGAAAGAACCTTCAGTCGGCACGATAGGCGCTTTGGGAAACATAGTATCCAGCCACTACGACATCATCAAGGTGGACGATCTCTGTAACCTGGAGGACCGTGAGAGTGTGGCCACCAGGGAAAAGAAAAAGCGCTGGTTCGAAAACCTGACGCCCATCCTGGTCGAAGGCGGAGAGCTGCAGGTCGTGGGAACCCGCTGGGATGACCAGGATTGCTACAATCACATAATAAATACTATTAATCCGCGCCTGCCGGAAGGCGAGAAATACTACATCGACATCGAACCCTGCTGGCTGGATGATGGCGTAACGCCCCGGTTCCCTACACTTCTCTCAAAAGAACGCCTTGCGGTCCTGAAGGCCCAGATGGGCATACTGGTCTTCGCCTGCCAGGAGGAGCTAAACCCACTCTCAAGTGACTTCCAGATCTTCAAGCCCGAGAACATGCACACCATCGGGCATGATGTCGTGGACCTGTCAGCCTGCCGGAGGTTCGGCGCGCTGGACGCCTCCCAGGGCGGAGAAGACCTCTCATCCATAACGTCTCTGGCGTGGACGCCTGACAATCATTTCCTGGTGTTTCATGCAGACCTGGGGCACGATCTGCAGAGCGATGCGGCCAAGAAGGTCGTGAAGTTCCACAAGCTCTTCAATTACGAGAAGTTCTGGGGCGAGATGAACGTCCTGGGGCTGGCGAAAGAACGGGCCGCCAAGGACCCGCGCGCTCTGAGCAATTTCGAGATTATCCTCCAGGCCGAGCAGGCCAAAGAGGCCGTGGTGGTCCCATGGGCCAGGACCTGGAATACTCAGAACAAGGTGGCCAGGATCAGCTCGCTTGAACCTCACTACACAAACGGCACGCTCCTGTTCTGGAGCGACTATCTGAATCAATATCCTGAAGCGATTACTCAACTCTCCCGATTCCCCATGGGGCATGATGATTTTCCCGACTCCCTGGAGATCGTGCTTCGTGGGGTGCTGGAGATCATGGGCAAGCCGAAGCAGCAGACTAAGCTCTTCGTCACAGGAGCCACGAAAACCCCTGCCTGGAAGTAATACATGCACAAGACAAAGAAGTCCACCGCGCAAGCCGTAATTCCCGGCAGCCAGTATCCCAGGTTCAACCAGAGCCCCCGTTCACTCGTGGGTCAGGAGCTGGGCAGAAGCGGCCTAACCTATTTCCTTCCAGGATATATCCGCCGGGACAACCTCCCAGAGCTGCAGGGCCGTAATCTATGGCTGCAGCTGGCCGAGATGGGCGACAATGATGCCTATGTAGGGGCAGCTCTCAATGTCTACTCTCTCTTCATCAGGCGCGCCAATTGGCATGTCGACTCGGTAGACGAGCGAAACGAGTCAAATGGCGCAGCAGAATTCCTCAAATCCTGTCAGAACGACATGCAGCATTCCTGGCAGACCATCATAGCCACGGCTGCCAAGCCGACCCTTCAATATGGGTTCGCGCCCTTCGAAAAGATATTCAAGATCCGCCAGGGTGAGCAAGACGATGAACGCTATTCATCGAGTTTCGATGATGGTGCAATAGGCTGGTCCAACCTGGCTTTCCGCAGCCCGGACACCATCCTCCATTGGGACTACGATCCCAAGGATGTTACGAGGCTGCTGGGCCTCACGCAGCTCGCAGCGCCCGACTGGCACATGCAGTTCATCCCCATGGAGAAGATCATCAACCTCCGCACAGATCCGGGCCGTGATAGCCCGGAGGGCCGCTCGATCCTCCGGCCTGTCTGGAGGTCCTGGCGCACCAAGAAGTACATGGAGGATTTCCGCAATGTAGCGACCGAAATGGGCGGCACGGGCATCCCATGGTTCGAAGTCCCTGCAGCCATTGCGAATGCGCCAGCCATGATGTCCGCCGTGCCGGAAGGCGAGGAGCCCAGCGCGGCTGTTCTGGACGCCATGATGTCCTACAATAGCCTCATGTCCACCATGGAGAACATCGGCCTCGGAAAGCAGAAGTGGATCATCACGCCTCAGCTCTGGGATGAGAAGACAGGCAATCCTCTGATCAAGCTGAGCTTCCTGCAGCCCTCCCAGAACGCGGATCTCCTGGGGCACATCACGTCCACCATAGAGGCCGAGGCAAAGGCCATCCTGATCGCTACAGGCACAGAGTTTCAGGCACTGGGCATGGGAGGCACCGGAAGCCTGGCGCTCTCCAGAGACAAGACCGATAACTTCACGCTTGCCGTGGCCGCAACTCTCACGAGCTTCCAGGAGTCTATTCATCAGCAGGGTGTCAAGCAGCTCTTCAAGCTCAATCCGCAATTCGAGTTCGAGCCGGGCCAGCCGACGCCGAAGATCGTATATGATCCACTGGTGCCGCTCTCCACAACAGACGTGGTGGCGATTCTGGGGCTCTTCGAAAAAGTCGGTTGGGATCTCTCCAAGCAGGGCGGCATAAGGGACGCTATTGTGAAGAACCTGGGGCTGCCGGATTACATCGAGCAAGCAGTTGATGAAGAATTGCAGGAGAATGGCAGCAATCCGATATCCGCGCTGCTCGACGGCAAGAGCGCGCTGGATGTGATTATCGGCAAACGCGATTATAAGGAGGAATATCAGGACTACCATAGCAAACCGGCACAGATCAAGGCCCGTGCCCAACGGAATGCAGCCCGTCGCAAGATGGGCCTGAAGCCTGGCGATCCCAGAGAAGTGGACCACAAGAACTCGATATCAAACGGCGGATCTAATTCAACAAGGAACCTCAGGGCAGTCAGTCGGGAAACAAACCGCCGCAAGGCATCTTCATGAATCACGAGCTTGTCGAGTTGATTCGTTCAACAGGATACCTAAGCGATGCAGATCATCTAACAGCTCAGCAACGATACGATCTTCTCACCCGCTCCTTCTGGCAGCAAGCAGCCGCCCTCGGCTACAATGTGACCACCCTGAAGCGCCTCCTCTGGCGTGCAGCAGGTCGCCCGGAAGAAGCGCTCATAGCCATCCTGCCAGAAGCCTCAATCCAGAAGGCCGTCAGACGCACCGAGAAAGAGCCGGACCCCAGGAAGCGCATCAAGGAGACTGCCGCTTCGATCGCCCTTCTCTACCAGAGAGGCGAGAAGGAGATCCAAGCCGCCATATCCAGGAACATGGAGCAGCCTGACCGCATGAGGGCCGAGACGGGCCGCATAAGGCGCGCGCTGCTTATATCGGCGGCTGACTGGCTCGGGGTAGCGGTACCGGGCCTATATCTGGCCGGATCCCGCGTGGGTGCTCTCACGGGCCCGCACGCCGAAGCTGCCCGTGCAATGGCTGTACAGGAACTCAACCGCTTCAAAGAGATCGACTCCGCGATAGGCCGCCACGTCGAGGAAGTCATAGGGGAGGCAGAAGCACGCCGGGCCAAAGCGGCTCTGAAGCGAAAGAAGCCCGACTATGTAGGCCTGCGGGGCCCCATCGTGGCCCACAAGACGATCGACGGCAAGGAGCTATCCCTGGGCGACTACGTGACCATGCTGGCCATCACGACCGCCCGTAACGTGTTCAATGAGGCAGTAGAGAACATGTCGCTTGGCCGGGGCGATGATCTCGTGATGATCAGCCGTGAGGTTCGAGCGAATAGCTGCCATGCGTGCCGGGAATGGGCCGGGAAGATCGTGAGCCTGTCGGGCAGGTCAAAAGAGTATCCGGCGCTACAGTCAGCAAAAGATGAAAATGTTTTCCACCCTCACTGTATCCACTTTTTGATACCGTTGGGTTACGAGGGGTCAACATGATTGGATTCGGTGATATGTATGGCCCGTAGATCCCGAGAATGCCCGGATTCGAGGACTAAGATGAAGACGGTCCATTCGATCACTGCTGACCCTGGACTCTTATATACAGTTCAGCGCGGAATCCCATTCTATCCCGCATGTGCGGCGGCAACTCTTTGCGTATTTTGCATCATATTTATATTAATCACAAGATGATTGCATGACCGATGAAATCACCGACCCATCATACGCTTCTACCTCGACCAATGTACACGTTGCCGAAGACTATGGATCAGGCGTTCACGGTTGTGTTATGGAGATAACAGTCCCGAACGGTTCCAAAGGGCTCGATGTGAATAAAAAAGGATTGGCAGGCAACAAACACGAGAAAGAGATCCTCCTGCCCCGAGAGAGTCAATTCAGAGTCATTTCTACGGAATTGAGGGGGCATGTCGGATACATCAGGGCCGAACTTGTCCAGGCTGCTTGAGGAAATTGGATGTCTGATAATGATCGTTTTGGATGGAAAGACGGAGAAATATCAATCCGATATGGTGACACTGGAAAAGGGCGCATAATGGCCCCTTCTGCCCTGGACCGTCTGAATATTCTCAAGGCCGCTGATCCCGTTAAGATCGAGCTCTCTGCCAGAGATTCGAACGGTCAGCTTGCAGAGCTTCTGAATTACATT